TTGGCTAAATGAAAATATTGTATCAAAAGGCAATAGCTACATAATAAGCCCAATGATTGCGTGGCAAACATCTCACAAAAGCGATTTATGGGGTGGCATTGTAGATTATACTCAAATATTTAATGATTCAGCTAATAAACTTATATGACTTTTATAATTATAGGAGCATTTGACGGAATTTCATTTGATGACGTTTTACAAAAGTTTAACAAAAACGATAAGATGATTTTTGTTGAGCCAATACCTTATTATTATAAGATATTAAAATTCAATTGCAGTAAATTATTAGATAATGAATGTTATTTTGAAAATATTGCTATAAGTGATAAAAATGAAAAATTACAAATGGCATATTTAGACACTATAAAAGTTAATAATTATCCTTTATTTTATCAAGGTTGTAGCAGTGTAGTAGATAATAATGAGCCAATAAATAGGTATTTAAAAGATGTAAATAATAATGATTTAAAAATAATCGATGTTGATGCAATAACTTTTGATGAATTATGTCAAAAATATAACATAGACAAAGTTGATTATCTGCAAATTGATTGTGAAGGTTATGACCAAAAGATTGTAAATAATATCGATTTAGATAAATATAAAATTGAAACACTAAAATTTGAAACTCATTACCTTGAAAATGATTTCATATATAATTTTTCTAAAAAATGGATTAATTATAAATATGAAATTATTGAAGGCGATATAATATTTAAAAAACTATGAATATATTATTTTCTATTCACTTGTATCATCCACAACACAATTGCGGAGCAGAGAGCATGGCTCATTGGATTGCAAAAGACTTACAAAGAAAGGGACACCAAGTTAAAGTGCTTTTGCATCAAGCTAATAAATATAAAATAAACAAGATTTATACTTATGATGGAGTAGATGTGTTTCCTCCATCACAAAATGTGGTAGATAATTTGATGAGATGGTGCAATGTAGTTTTTACACATTTAGACTATACAAGATGGACTATTGGAGCAGGCGCAATGTATAAAAAGCCAGTTTTTCACCTAATTCACAATACCCATATATATCCAGAGATTGTAAATGCAAGCAAAGTTCAACATATTGTGTATAACTCTAAATGGGCAAAAGATAAGTTGAACTATAATTATCCTAATTTTATAATGACTCCTCCTTGTGATTATAGATACTATGATATTTGTAAAAGCCCTGAGAATAACGAATACATTACACTTATTAACTTGAATGAAAATAAAGGGGGCAAAGTTCTTGTAGAATTGGCGAAGGCAATGCCTGAGAAGAAATTCTTAGCAGTTATGGGTAGCTACGATCCGCAGTTTATACCAAAACAAAGCAATGTGACAGTTGCGCCAAATTCGCCAAATATATTAGAGGTTTATAAGAAAACGAGGATTCTTATAATGCCATCAAAGTATGAGAGTTGGGGAAGGACCGCAACGGAGGCGATGTGTAATGGGATTCCAGTGATAGCTTCTGCAACTGAAGGACTTTTAGAGAACTGCGGTAAAAATGGTATATTTGTAAAGGATAGAGATGATATTCAGACTTGGATTAAAGAAATTAAGAAACTTGATAATAAGGAAACCTACGCCAGTGCTTCCAAAAAAGCAAGAGAGAGATCAAGAGAGCTTGACCCGAGAAAAACGCTTGATGAATTTGAAACCTGGCTCAGAGAAAACGTTGATAAATATTATAGATAATGGCTATAATCGTTAATGGAATAAATATAGTTGCGGATGCTGCCGTTGAGCCTGTTTCGCTTACGGATGCAAAAAATTGGATGAGAATTGATTATAGTGATGATGATACAATGATTCGCAAGTTGCTTGAGGCATCAAGGGTGCATATTGAGAAACTTTGCGGGCTTAGTTTAGTTAACAAGCAAATTGTCGCAAATATTGAGTTGACAGGCTATGCTCCAAATGTCTGGATGGTTGATTTGCCTTATGGGCCACTTGTTTGCATTAATTCAGTCAAATGGAAAACAGGCTTGAATACTTGGGACACATTGACAAAAAATGAAGATTATGAGATAATAGGTAGTAAATTATGGTTATATTATGGAGGATTCTATGAAATAGACTATGATTGCGGATTTAGCGATTTGCCTGAGGATCTGGCTGCGGATATTCTTAGCTTAACGGCTTGGCAATATGAGAATAGGGGTAAAAAAATGAATGCTGATCCAAAACAAAGTATTTCTCAATATCCTAACTGGGATGGCATGAATTATCATAACTATAAAAAAATTATGATATAGTGGCGAAAGGATTTAACATAGAAATAAATGATTCAGCATTTAGAAATATGTTGAATGAATTTAAAAAGAATGTATCTTCTAAGGGCGCAGAGATAGACCAAGAACTAGCTGCAAATACTGAATTAATGGCTACTTCGGCAAAAAGAATGTGTCCAGTTGATACAGGAAGGCTAAGAGCAAGCATAAGTGCTAAAAAAGAGCAATTTATGTCTTATGCCTTAGTAGCTCAAACAAACTACGCAGCATATGTAGAATTTGGTACAGGGCAAGGATTCATACCTGTAAAGGAGAAAGAGTGGAATGATATTGCGGCACAATTTAAAGGGAACAATTTAAGACAAGTTAATTTACTAGCTCGACCATATATGCGACCAAGTATATTAGCATATATTCCAGAATTGGTAAAAGGAATAAATAAAATTTTAGAAAAGTGAAGGATTGTAGCAATAATGTGAGGCAAATATTTATTAATGCTTTAAATGGGAATTTATCCTATAATGGGAAAAATGTGCCTGTTTATGGTCAAACACCATTTAAAACACCGCCTCAATATTATGTTGTAATTTCTTCAATAAGTGAGGTAGCAAATAATACAAATAACTCATTTGGCAACAATGTGGATGTTGTTATCGATATAAATGCGGCTCAATACCGAGTTTATGACAATGCGGTTGTTGACAATATAGCTAGTCAAATTCTAAATATATTAATACCAGACACAGGGATTGATGGATTTGATGATAGTGATTTTGAGGTTTTTCCAATAGCTAGGACATCTTCAAGCTATCTTCCTGTTCAAGATGGTGACAATTTTATTGCAAGAAAAATCATAACTTTAAGTAATTTAGTAAACCAAAAATAAACACAAAAATGGGACAAATTCAAGGCAGCCTTCAGAACATTGAGATCGATGTTGCTGGTGGCACATCGTACAAAAACCTCGTATGTCTGAGGACTTCCTCAGTCAATACAAGTGTTGATTCTACAACTGAGCAGACAAACTGCGGAGTATTGACTAGCGTGGCAGAGCCTCAAATGAGCGTTGATTTCGATGCTATCTGTGAGGTTTCTCCTAGTGTTTCACAAGTTTCTTATGAAGATCTGTTAAGCGCGATGGTAAACAAAACTTTAGTATCTGTTAGGGTTCAAAACCCAACTGTCACTGGAGCATCAACTGGTGCGGCTTATTACCACCAATTTAGCGGCTATATTACAGACTTGACACTCAACCAATCAACTACTGAATTTATTAACTTCTCAGGCACAGTTCAATCAACTGGTACGCTTGATATTACTGCCTAAATATGAATTATACTCAAATTGAAATAAACGGAGAGAAAGTCGGACTGAAATTCGGAATGGCTTCTTTCCGTTATTTAGCTAACTCAAAATTTGTAGGAGATTCTCAAGAACTTGATGAAATATCAATTGGGAAGATTCTGTACTCTGGATATTACAATAACTGCATTATAAAAGATGTCGAGCCATCTCTAACATTAGAAAACTTTGTTGATTATATTGAATCCAATACATCAAATGAAGATTTCATTCAAGAAATAAAAAGAGTGATTTCTATTTGGGGAGAAAATGAAATAATCAAAAAAGCTAATAATACTGAAACGGCAAAAAAAAAGACATCTCGTGGGAAAAAATAGAAGCATTCGCATTTGGTGAACTAAAACTAAAACCGAATGATTTTTATGCGATGAGTCCAAGACATTTTGGACTGATGATGGATGGACACGAGGAAAATAAAGTCGATACTTACAAACTTGTAAGATTATTGATGTTCACAATGGTGCGACTTATGGGAGATAGCAAAACCGCACCTAAAACACCTGAGCAATTATGGGAATTGCCTGGGGATGAGTTTAAAGGAGTTGATGAGGAAGAAATGAGGGAAATGTTTAAAAGATTAAAGAAATGAGTGTTCAAGATTTCATATTCAGAATTGGTGCTGATATTTCAGAATTTGAAAAATCAATTACTGAAGTTGAAGATGAACTCAAACGGTGGAAAGAAACACTCAAAACTGCGACAAAAGAAGGCGTAGTTCAAGCAAATAAAAATATAAATGATCTTACTAATACAATAGATCGTTTAAAAAAAGTCGGGTTAGACAAACTTCCTCAAGCTACAAATAATGGAGCAAATGCTTTGTTTTCATTATCTCAAGTTGCAAGAGATTTACCATTTGGATTTATAGCGATACAGAATAACCTACCATTTGTAATTGATCAATTCCAAAACTTAACTAAAACAAGTGGTGGTGTTATAGGAGCATTAAAATCATTAGGAGGAGCATTAATTGGTCCTGCTGGTATTGGATTTGCTACATCAATAGTAATATCATCAATC